TGACTGGAGTTCAGACGTGTGCTCTTCCGATCTGATACGAAAAACTGACAGAAACTAATAAAAGGAGGGTGTTTCAAATGAAACTTACGGACTATTATAGTTCTGAAGAATACAATGAAAAATTATCTGAAGTCCAAGAACAGGTTCAGAATCTTCGTGAGGCTCAGGAAGAAGAAAGAAAAGAGAAAGAGAGAAAAATTCGTATCGAGCGTTCACGGTTAAAGAAAATTTTCACAGAAGAGCGATGTGGTCGAGAAAATATGCACTTTGTCTTGTCTCTTATTGATCGTGCTGCGTTCTTGCGAGCTGAAATTGAATCTATTGAAAAGCGATTACAAGCTGAGGGATGCATAGACTTCTTCGTTCAAGGAACGCAAACTATGTGGAGGGAACACCCGTTATCGCGAGTTCATACTCAACACTCAAAATCTTACCGAGATACGATTACCAAACTTGAATCTTATGGAAAAGGCGGGGATTCTTCGAAAGGTGAAAACAATCCTATTGTCGGTTTGATCAACAAGGGTAACACGGCTCGGAATAAATACAAGTTATGAATTACATCAGAATCTACTGGGATAAAATACAATCCGGAGAAATAAAAGTCTGTCGGAAAATTCATAAGCAAATGTCTACACTCATAGACCTGCTGGATCATCCCCGTGAGCCGTGGACTTTTGATGAAGACCTTGCTAACCTCGGTATAGAGTTTATAGAAGAACACTGTAAGCAATTCGAGGGTGAGTGGATAGGTCAAGAGATTGAGCTTATGCTTTGGCAGAAAGCGATTCATCAAGCGGTATTTGGTTTCGTAAACAAATATACAGGTTATCGTAAACACAAGGAAGTTCTGGTCATAGTAGCTCGCAAGAACGGCAAGACTACTTGGGTTGCGGGTGAAGCAGGTTTCATGCAAGTAGGAGACGGCGAGGGCGGACCTCAAATACGCAATCTTGCTACCAAACTTGATCAGGCTAAGATTCTCTTCAACGCATTCGATAAGATGCGTATACAATCCCCGAATTTATCAAAACTACTTGTCAAAAAGAATAACTGTATTGAGTCCCACTTTAACTTTGGGACTTTTACTCCGTTAGCCTCTGATTCAGGTTCTTTGGACGGTTTGAATGTCCATTTAGGGATAGTAGACGAAATGCATGCTCTTAAAGACCGTAACTTGTATGATGTTGTTAAGCAGTCTCAATCTGCTCGTAAACAACCGATAATGTGGTCTATAAGTACTGCGGGATTCGTGCGTGAAAATATCTATGATGACATGTATGATTATGCCGAGCAGGTCATTGACGGTTTAATTCAGGATGACTCATTTATAGCATTCATCTACGAGTTAGATAACCGTGATGAATGGCTGAAAGAGGACTGTTGGATAAAGGCTAACCCGTCATTGGGTGTTACCAAACCCGTAGAATACCTCCGAGAACAAGTTAAACGAGCCTTAACAGAAAAAAACTACAAGAGCACGGTACTTACCAAGGACTTCAATATTCGTGAAAATACGGTCAATTCCTGGCTGTCTGCTGAAGAGGTTATGAATAAAGCAACCTATGATATCAAGTGGTTCAGAGGGCATTATGCTGCCGGAGGTGTAGACTTATCTACTCGTTGTGACTTATCTTGTGCCAAAGTGCTTATTCAATGTAAAGATGATCCGAATACTTATGAAATCGCTATGTACTTTCTTCCTCGGGATCTTGTTCAGCGTAAAGTCAAGGAAGACAAGATACCCTATGATGTTTGGGCAGAACAAGGCTGGATAACACTCTGTGACGGTGATCAGGTCAAGTATGAGGATGTTACAGCTTGGTTTGTAAAGCTCGAAAAAGACTATGGTATACATGTCATCTATTATGGATATGACCGAGCTCTTACAGACTATTGGCAGACTGATATGAAAGAACATGGGTTTACAGGCGGTGAAGCAGTAGCACAAGGTGCTTACACACTGAGTACTCCTATGAAAGATATCGGAGCAGACATTGCTGCGGGAAGATACATCTATAATAACAATCCTGTAACACGCTGGTGTTTCTGTAATACGGCTCTTGTAAAAGATGCTAATGATAACTGGCGTCCGGATAAAAAGAACAGCCGTCAGCGTATAGATGGTACATTAGCAACGCTCAATGCTAAGACGGTTATGCTGCGTAGATGGGAAGATTATAGAGGAATTCTAAAACGAAAGAGGATAGATGAATAAAATACAAATATTTGGGGTACTATATTACATAAGGAGTTTTAGATGAGTATAGCATCATTTTTCCAAAAATTATTCAAACTAAATGGGACTCCCCAAAGTGACACTAAAAATAACCAAGGTGTACAGGCAAAACTTCTAAACGGGAATCCGAGTGAATATGCCACCTACTCGGGCGAGTTCTATGCAAACTCGTTGGTTAGAAGCATCACTCATCGAATTGCGACTTATGCTTCGATGATATCGTTTGAACATGTTAGGGGATACGGCGAGAAGTTTGAAATCTTACGCAATAGTTCTCTTAACAGATTGCTCAATGTCAATCCAAACTCCTTTATGACACCTGCGGAGCTGCAATATAAAACATGGACAGATCTTTTGATCACTAACAATGCCTACCAATGGTTACAAAGGGACAGGAACGGAGAGATTAGAGCCATCTTGCCTGTGATTGCGAATCAGGTAGAATTCGTTGAAGTCAACGGGTTTCCGTTCTATCGGTTTTCCTTTTCAAACGGCGAAAAAGCAGTGATCCCTGCCTCAGATATTGTACATATCCGCAGGTATTATTACAAAAACGATGTATTCGGTGACGACAATGAGCCTCTTAGAGAGTCCCTCGGTTTACTGAATACGATGAATGTATCCTTAGATGCATCCTTAAAGAACGGTGCTCAAATCAAGGGTATTCTTCAACACCAGAATACGGTTGACCCCGAAGATCTGGCTAAACATGAAAAACTCTTCAGAGAGTCCTACCTGAAAGCAAGCAATTCAGGCGGTATTGGTATGTTGGACGCCAAGTTCAATTTCATACCGATAAATTACCAAGGGAAGATAACCGACAGCTCCCAGATGAAAGAAATTCGTGATTACATCTACCGCTATTTCGGTGTCAATGACGAAATTCTTACCTCGAGCTATAACTCAGACAAGTGGCAGGCATTCTTTGAGGGTGTTATGTCACCTATTTTGAACAATATGAGTCAGGCTTACACCATTCATTGTTTTACCGAAAAAGAACTCGGATATGATAACCGAGTGATGCCCTCGGTTAATCTGGTTACATTCATGAGTGCGTCTCAGAAGATCTCTATGGTTAAGCTTGCTCTTGACGGAGCGTTGTATACCCGTAACGAAATAAGACAATGGTTTGGTGACTCCCCTGTAGAGGGCGGAGACACCTATCAGTATTCTAAGAACTTTACAGAAAATACAGATCAAGGAAATCAAAAAGGAGGAACAAACGGTGGAGAAACTGATTCGTCTAACACTCCCAATGCAATTCCGGAATGAAAAGAGGATGACCGAAGAGGGTGAAGTTACAGACATGGTTGTTGAGGGTTATGCGTTTAAGTATAATTCTCCCACGGTTTTGTATAAGAACTCGAGCGGTTTTGAATATCGTGAAGTGATTGAAAAAGGTGCTTTGGACGGATCAGATATTTCGGATGTTCCGTTTAAGTACAATCACGAAGATTCGGTTATGATTGTTGCGAGAACAAGAAATGGCTCGCTTTCACTTCGTGACGACGATGTTGGTTTATTCATACATGCTCGGTTTATAGATACTCAGACAGGGCGAGATCTCTTTAAGATGATACAGGAAAGGCTGATTGACAAGATGTCTTTCGCCTTTACTGAAAGTGAGTATAGTGATGACTATATGGAAGACTATACTCTTCATCACATAAAGAAATTCAAACGCATTTGGGATGTATCAGCAGTTGATATTCCCGCCTATGACAGTACAGAAATTTATGCTCGCAGCATTGCTCCCTTGGAGAAGAGAGTACAGCAAGTTCTGGAGAGAACAATGCAAGCTAAATATAAAAGACAGCGGATGCTGTTACAAACAAAATTTTTATTGGAGGAAGAGATATGAATCTCAAAAAAAGGCTTTTAGAAATTAAAGAAGAATTGCGTTCTCTTCAGGCATCTCTTGCTACGGCGAAAGACGAAGAGCTTGACGGTATATCCGAAAAGGTCTCGGCACTTGAAACCGAAATGAGAAGTGTTAAGAAGAAAATTGCACTTCAAGCTCAGGCTCAAAGGTCGGCTCTTTCTATTACCGAAGATGACGGTGAAGATGACGGTGAAGATGACGGTGAAGATGATGGTGAGGAAAATCACGAACAACGCAGTATTGTGATTTCGCAATCGAATAATCAAAACCGCTCGGAACGCAGAAGAGCAGAAAGACTCGAAAAGAGAAAGAAGATGGGTGAAGACCTTATCAATAACAGAACGGTTATTCTTGACAGTACGGTTTTGTATCCCAAAAAACAATCCGATGTTCTCGCTCCTTTCCCGTTCAATCAAGTTTCGAACATCGTAAACGCAGTAAGATATACTCCTGTTATCAACGGTGAAACTTACGATTCTCCGTATATAACGGGTAACGGCATGGGTGACTATACCGCTCAACCCGTAGCTGCTGGGACGGGTGGTAAATATGTTAACACGGCTCCCACCTGGGATAAAGTTACGATTACCAAAACGAAAATCACCGCTTACGGCGAAATCACGAAAGAACTTGAAAGAACTCCTGTTGCGGGTTATGCCGATGCGGTTGAGGCGAATATTACCATCGCTCTTCGTAAGAAACTTGCGAGAGAAATGGTAGTCGGCGACGGTGCTACGGGTCATTTCGTAGGTATCTTCTCTGCAACGCTCAACGGCAAGAACACGGTCGCTGACTATAAGATCGGCGAAATCAACGAGAACACGCTCGATGAAATCGTTCTTAACTACGGTGGGGATGAAGACATCGAAAGCAGAATGTCGTTGCTTCTCAATAAGCTCACTCTTCTCTCGTTCGCGAAAGTTCGCGGAACTGATAAGAAGAAAGTTTATACCATCAACTACGAAGCAGGCACGATCGACGGCATCAAATTCTTCACTTCGAGCCATGTAAAGGCTTTCGCAAAAGCAACCGCAGGTACGGAGAAGACTGCTTCGGCTGCGGAAGTAAGAGGCGATGCTTTCCTCGCCTACGGCGATTTCAATCAGTACGAAGTTGCGGTGTTCTCGAACATTGAAACGGCGAAGAGTACGGACTTCAAGTTCGATCAAGGCATCACCTGCTTCAGAGGCGATGTATTCATGGGCGGTAATATCGTAGGCTATAAAGCGTTCATGCGTGTTTACAAAGCTGCCTCAACGGTTAAAGAGCTTACCGAGATAACGATCGGCGGATAATAAGGAGATAAAGGATGTCACAATTTGCGAAGAATTTGTTACCCTCAATAAAACTTACATTGAGAGAAACTTCTGTTGATTTTGATCAAGAAATTGAATCTTATATAGACGGTTGTGCGAACAATTTGCAAGTTGCTGGCATCCTCTCTTCTTTCTTTTTAGACTCACTTACGGCAGAAACAGTTGATTCTCAGATATTACAAGCGATACGGTTGTATTGTTTGAGCCTTTATGGTTTATACAATTCAGACTCCGAGAAGTATGACAGGAGCTATCGTTCTATCAAAGCCACGCTATGTACCAACAGGAAATATACGGAGGCAATCAATGGGGTTTAATACAAAAATCGACCTTGTAGATATATCCTCTGTTCTTGATAAAGCTACGGGAAAACGCTCACTTCAAATTGCTAAGAAGACAACGGTTTTTGCTGATGAGCAGGAAGTCGGTCTTCAAGAGTTTTATTCCGCTTACAGCAATAAGAAAGAGCTTGTTGCGGTTTATGAAATTCCCGAGCATCTCTATCACGGAGAGAGTTATCTTCTTGTAGGTACAAAACAGTACGCTATCACTCGTGCAGCCAAAGGTCGTAGTCTCGGTTATATTCGGCTCCCATGTACTAAATGCCAGCAAAAATATCTGTTGGAGGGTTACTCAATATGACTCCGAAAGATTACAATTTGATGGTATACAATTTGCTCAAGCCTCTTGTTGATGAGGGAGTTGAGCTATACTTGAATACTGTTCCGGAAGATGAAAATAGTCAACCGTTAGATTTTGTAGTCTATCGTACAGGAGTTGTTGATTCAGCACTTGCTTACGGAGATGGAAAATGTCTATTGAGGCAGTGTGAGTGTGATGTAATTGTAAATGAGTACGGAACGGGAAATAGAGACGATTCAGGACAGCTTGCAAAAAAGGTTGAACAAATTTTACTTGACGCTGAAATCGCCTATAAGAAATATTTCCCAGGAGTCGAGCTCAAGAGTAATACGGTTCAAACAACATTCACATTTGTTTTAGTATAATGGCAAAAAAGCATCAAAAACAGTTTAGTCTTTATGACGAGTTGAAACCTATTTTGGATGAGTATTCCCAGGAGGTCTGGAAACTAAAAGAACAGGCTCTTGATAAAGCTGCTGATTATATGGTTGAAAAACTTGAAGACGCAAGTCCTGTAAAGACAGGTGAGTTAAAGAAAAACTGGCTGAGAACAGATAAGTATTCAAATGTACGCTATATAGGAAATTCAACTGCTGTGAGTAAAAATGAATACGGATATGATATTCCGCTTACGAATATTCTTGAGTTTAGCATGAAAGGACACCCCTTTATCCGTAAAACATTTGAGGCTAATAAAGACGAAATCGTAAAAATAATAAAGGAGACAATCGAAAATGGCAGATCCGAGTAAAACGGGAAAAATTCTTCTGGAATATAACTGTAAGAACGGTGTATATGCCCTTGCTGCGGATACGGTCAAACCGCTCGGATATTTATCCAGCGTAACCACCGACAAGAATATATCTACCGCTGAAAAGTACGGCGACGGAGAATTACAATTGACTCTTATCAATGATAAGGGTGGGACGGGTACTTTGGAATTGACCGCAAGAGATTCTGACTTTGAAACTGATCTTGGACATGTTCAAGAAGTTGCAAACGGTCTTGCGGAAGTTCAAGTTCTGGAGAACAAAACTATATCTGTCGGTTTTGAGTGCTATATTACGGGAGCGGACGGGGTTGTAAAAACCAAGAAAGTCTGGCTCTTGGGGGTAAATGTATCCCCTGCGGGAGATAGCCTTTCTCAAAACACGGATAGCATCAACGAGTCGATGGCGAGTTATCCCATCACGATCAAAGGGGAATACCTCAAGGATTCCACGGGAACAAATGTCTGGAAAGACACTAACGGGAATACCAAAAAGGTGTTTAAGATTACCTCTAAACCCGGAGATACGGGGTATGATACTTTCCTTGACAGCGTTCCTGTTCCGAAAGTAAAAGCTTAACACATTCTACACACATAACCGCAGGCAGCCACGGCTCTTGCGGTTTTATAGGGGTTTTGCCAAGCGGTAAGGCACAAGATTTTGATTCTTGTAATCGGTGGTTCGAATCCATCAATCCCTGCCATAACTAAATAGGAGAGTCTTATGAAAATCAAATTACCCGTTCAGACGAAAGAGCTTGTAAAAGGGCAAATTGTTAAAAAAGAAAGTGAAAAAGAATTTGACCTTGATACGAGTTTGGCAAGCGAAATAAGGTGGGAAGCAAAATTCCCTGAGCAATCTCGAAATGAGGACTTGTTCTCTTATACTCAAAGAATTCAGAAAAATGAGGGTCTTTCAGCTCCGATAATTTTGAGTAAAATGAAAGCTCTTTATTGTTGGTTTGATACGGATGTATCCTTTATAGATTTTGTTAAGATGTTTGATTTGGCAGATGCTAAATACACTGAACATCTTACTCATAGAATTCAGGAAGTCTGGGAAGCAATACAGGGTGAGAGTGTTGAAAAAAACTTGTAACGCATAGGGAAAAACTGATAGAGATCTATAAGAAGATCCCGAATCAAGGGTCTTCGCCCGTTTTCCTTATGCCGTTATCCTTACGGTTAATAAAAGAGGCGAGTACAAATCATATAGATTGGCGATCTTTACATTTTATTGATTTGTTGAGCATTATATACTCTTTAAGAATTGACCGAGCAACGGAGTTCTTGAGAGAAAAGAAACAGCAAGCTCTTCAAAAACGAGGTATTGCTGAGGTAAGAAAAGCGACAGAGCAAGATTTTGATAACTTATAATTTTGTAGGAGGTGTAGACTAATGGCGAATGGCGACAAGATAAAAGGGTTGACCGTCAAGATTGGTGCGGACACCTCTGATTTTGTTAAAGAGCTGAAAAAAGTCGATAAGGAGATAAACGCTACTCAAAAATCGGCTAACAATTTACAGAAAGGTCTTGAATTAAAATACGATGAGTCTCGGTTTTTACAGGCTCAAAAGAAGATTCAACAGGCTTTGACTGAGACGGAACAAAAGGCTGATGCAATTCGTAAACAGATGAAGCATCTGGAAGATAGCGGTCAAGTTGACACTACTGCCTACGATACTCTTCAAAATGAATTGGCTCAGACTGAAACCAAGGCTCTTCAACTTGGGAATCAGTTAAAGAAACTTGACGATGTTAAGTTTAAGTCTCTTACAAAAGGACTTGATGATGTCTCGAAAGGGTTAGACACCGCTGCTAATAAAACCAAGGTCTTTTCAGTTGCTGCTGCGGGAGCTTTGGTAGGAGCTGCTGCTCTTGCAAAATCTACGGCAGCTACGGGTGCGGAATTACAGGACTACTCTGACCGTCTTGGGATATCTGCTGAGGCTTTACAAAGATGGCAATATATTGCTATGCAGAGTGGTGTAAGCAATGAGCAACTCAATAAGGCTTTCTCGAAGTCCAGAGATGTTGTAGGAACGGCTCTTGCAGGAGCAACCAATACCGCTACCAATGCTCTACAAACACTTGTAGGAGACCTGTCTAAGATCCCGAGTTCAACCGAGGGAGCGTTTGATTATATCATCAAAGCCTTGGCTCAGGTTTCTGATAAAACTCAGCAAGCCTATTACGCTAACGAAATATTTGGTGAAAAACTTGCGACAAATCTTATTCCTATGCTGAATAACGGGACTGAAAAGTTGAATAAACTTAATCAGGAGTTTGAGAGTATAGGATATCTCAGCAATGAGCAAGTCCAGAATTTGGCTGACCTTGATGATCAACTCAATATTGTCAATGCTCAGTTAGATCTTGCAAAAGCGGAATTGGGAATCGCTCTTGTTCCGATATTAGAAACTTTGAATGACTTGTTGGTAAACAACCTCATTCCTGCTGCAAAGAAACTTGCAGAGTGGTTCAACGGATTGTCCGAGAGAGGTCAAAAATTCGTTGTTGTCGGTTTACTTATGGCTGCGGCATTGAGTCCTGTACTGAAACTGATGTCAAGTCTTATTGGGGTTATTCCTAAACTCATAAAATTTTTAGGAAGTCTACAAGGAGCTGCTCTAAAAACCACTGCGGGGTTTGCTGCTTTGGGTACGGCTTTTGTTCTGTGTTTAGACCTTATTGCTAATTGGAAGAATATGTCTACCATAGAAAAGATTTTGAAATCTTTAGCATTAGCAGCCTTGGTTGCTGCGGCAGCTGTTGCTGTATTTCATGCTGCTTGGTCTTGGGGTATTGCGGTTGGTGCTATTGCTGCTGGTATTACTGCTGCGATCGCTACGGTTAAAGCAGCGAGTGATGAAATCGGAGTAGATACTGATTTTAGTGATGTAGACTCACTTACTACCTCGGCAGGAGAATCTTCTCCTCGTAGTTATGGCGGAGGGTCTACTACCTATAATGAGGATAATTCTCAATACAATATTTCAATCAATATGGATGCCTCAGGAGATTTGAATTATGATTCAAAGGCTCTGGCAGAAGAAGTTATAAAGCAAATTCAAATAAAGAAACAGGCAGGGAGGGGTTGATAATGATACGAGCCTATGCTTTGGTCATCCTTGATAAACAGGATAAAATTATTGATCGGTTTAATCTCCCGTTGGTAACGAATCCTACAGAGAATGGTTTCAAGTTATCTTTATCTAAGATTTCAAGTGATATTGAAGACATAATAACAAAGGTTGTTCAACAGAAGACTGTAAAGAAGTTCAATGTCATTCAATATCAAAATTCTTATGAGAAATCTTTAGTTTTATCAAACTGGATTCAAAAGTACTCTAAGACAGACTTTCGGATGGCTTTGGAGTATAATGATACCAATCTACTCAAATATTGTGAGGGAAAGGTTACTTCCCTTGATAAAACCGAAAAAGACGAATATGGAGTACTGACTCAGGCTATGGAATTCACTCCTGTGACTCCGTACTTCTTAAAACAAGAAAATGCTCTGATATTGAAGTCTTCAAATGTGGGTAAAAAATATCCATATAAATATCCGTATATGTATGGTACGAGTACTGTTGAAAATAACAAAGTTGACAACCCATACTTATATGATATTCCCGTTATAGTGACTCTTACAGGACCGATAGAACACCCTGCTGTAAGCCTTGCGGATGAAAACGATGAGAGCTACGCAAAAGTCAGTTTTCCGAATATTGACTTGGCTCAGGGTGAAAAACTTGTTATCAATTCGGCTCAGCGTAAAATCTATAAGATTGCTACAAACGGTACAGAAACAGACTATGTTCCGGAAGTTGACCCTCAATTTGATACTTTCTTACGAGCTCGGAGTGGTATTAGCAAATTGATTGTAAATACTCTCGATGCGGGGATAGGGTTTAGCCTTGTAGGTGGTTGGAGACAGTATGTGTTATGATTGTATCCTTTTATGATAAAAATTTCAAAGGTCTTCAAAGCAATGCTTCTTTGACGGTTGATAAAGATAGTTACTCTCTCATTAAAAGACCTGTAGAGATAAATAGTCTGTCCTGTAAATGTGAGGCTTTTACGGAAGATATTCAACCGACCTTTCTCATTATAAAAGATGACAAGGGTGGATATATCTACGGTAGTCTTGCAGGAATCCCCACTCTCAATGAGAATAATATAACTGAAATAACAGGAACAGATTTGAAGACAATGTTGTCAAGTGATGTTGTTCTTCAGCCAGGGTCTTATTCTACGGTTAATGCTTATTTGACCTATATATTCGGAGAGTGGAAAACTCAGGTGAATCAAAACTCTATGTCTTGTGAGCTTGTGTTTAGAGAGTATGTCGGTTATGACTTTACTATTCCTATGGCGGACTATAAACCAAGTACAGATAAGGCGGTTTACAATGCTTGGGAAGAGATTCAGAGCTACTTAAAATATTATGACCTGTATCTTGATACTTATATTGATTTGAAGAATAAAAAGGTTCAATTCATTATAGGTAAGACAATGTACAATACTGTAAATATAAAGCTGTGGGAATACGGCATTAAAAATTACGGGAAATGGGTTGCTACGGTTAATGAGACTCAGGGTTATTATATCAACAAAAATACAGGAGTCTGGACTGCGGGTACTAAATGGATTCTGACAAGTCAAAATCAAATCACGATTACTCCTGCTAATAGAGATATCTATCCTATTAAAAAGAAGATTTATACAAGTGAAGAAAGCCTGACAGAGGCAAATCAGTTGGCTTTGGAAGATTTGTTGAATTATCTTTTTAATGAGAATATAGATATCAGTATAAATGACTTTACACCAGAGTTTGAATCTAAATTTGCCGTGTATGTAAAGCGAGGTCAGGCTAAATATAAAGATCTTCCCTGTGGGGAATTGCACTATGATGCGAGCGGTCTTGTAAAGTGTCAGATCGGTTATAGATATACGGGAGCAGAATTTCTATAAGGAGACAAGTATGATAAAAATAGTCAGAGAGCCGAGTGATACTCCGAATATTCAAAATACGGATGATTTTGTCGGTTTAAGATATTCCTATGGTGACTATAATGGTTATGTAAATAATAAGGGGCAAATGCTTGCTTACCAAATCAACGGTTCTACTTTCAAAGTTCTGAGCGGTAGAGCGGTTGTAAATGGAGTAGAGGTAGATATAGATGCTAACGGAGCGAGCATAACCATCGATAATATATCTCAAACACAGGCGCACTCTTTGTATATCAGAGTTAATCTTGCTACAATGAAAGCAGATTTGTTTGATGTTATTGGGAACGATCTTCCTACGAGTGATGACTTAACTGCAAACACCGCAGGAATGGCTTATTTGTTACTCTATACTTTTAATTCTACTGCTGGAGTTATCAGTGATGTAGTGAAAAAAGTTGAAAAAATTACAAGTCTTAAAGATGTTATTTCTGGAGTAGTTTTAGTAGAAAAAGCAAAGCATGCTGAAAAATCTGTGAATGCTGAACAGACTGATTTTACTAATGGTGAATGGCAGACAGGAGATCTGTATTTGACTGATAAAGACCTTGCCGAAGATTCTGTAAATGAGTATGAAATAAGAGTTAGAATTCCTATTCCAAGGATAGATAGTACATTAGGACTGGAAATTCCTGCAGATGCTAATTATAGATACTATGCTGTAATTTCAAATATTATTTGTTTTCGTCGTCCGAGTGGACAATACTCTTCTCACACCAATCATTTTGCTGTTGGTTCTTATTGGCGTTTTGTAGATATTAACGAGGAAATAATGCTTTATGTTGGTCTGCAAGTTATGCCGAAAGAAAATGAAACTTATCCTGTAAAACTTAATTACACGGCTTTGCGTCTTGATTTAGACAATTCTACAAATAATAAGTTCGAACTATTTGGTTCTTCTCCCTATATAGAAATGATATGGCGTCGTATAAAATAAGGAGTTTATAATGGCAATAAGAATTTTAACTAAAAACGGAGTTGAAAATACCAATATTGACGGTGCAAGAGATTGTAATTTCAATGCTGGTAATCGTGATGGTATTGTTAAAAGCGTACTCAAAGAGGGAAACTTCTTTTTGTCTTCTTCGAATGTAATTGCTCTTGATACCTGTGAGCTCCGTATATTCGGTCATAGAATAGTTATAGACACTATTCAATACAAAACATTTTCTTCCGTCCCGACTACCCCTATACGCTATGCTCTTATAGGACAAATCATTATGACGGAGACTGTACCGTCTTTCTCCCTCATTGTTCAGTATGCTGAAAAGATACTGCAGAAAGATAACATCAATAATGGAAATGGGACTTACGAGGTTGAAATCGGAAGATTTACACTTCAACCGAACGGAACGATTGTAGACCTTGTTCGTACCCTTGACATTATAACAGGCGGAACAGGGTCAGGAGACGGGAGCGGTCTTGAAATTGGTACGGTTACAACCAATACTCTTGCTGCGGGTTTAGATGCAGAAGTAGACATTGAAAATCGCTATGATGAGGAAAAGGGTAAAACCGTAACAGACTTTACATTCAGTATTCCTCAGGGTGAGTCTCCTGATATAGCTACAAGTACTTTGAATGCTCTTGAGGCTAAACTCAATGAGAATATAGTCAAAGATCCGAGTAAGACTTATCTTACATGGCAAGGAGCAAGTTTCCCCTCTCCAGAAACAACTTTTACAGCTCCTGCTGGCTCAGTTATTGACTGGGGTGATGGTTCGGTTCAGACTTTTACGATAGCAAGTACAACAACGCACTCTTACACAGATGGAATAGAATATCATTTGATATCTATTAAAGGATTGACTTCTATAGATGATAGTATGTTTATGAGTCAATCTGAACTCATAAGCATAACTCTTGGAAATGAAATAACTACACTCTATTTCAGTGCTTTTGAGTTTTGTTCAAATCTTATAAGTGTGATACTTCCAAATAGCCTAACAGTCATCAATGGCTCAGCGTTTGCGAGTTGTTCAAAACTTATAGATATAAATATTCCTATAAGTGTGACTCATATTGGCAATTATGCTTTTGAATACTGCTCTGCTCTTACAAATATAGTGATTCCTGATAGTGTTACGGCTCTTGGGAGTCAAGTATTTAGAAATTGTAGTGGTCTTATTGAAGTTACAATTCCAAAAAAACTTGCCACAATTCCGGCTGCAACTTTCATTGCTTGTAGCAGCCTTGAAACTATCCATGTTCGTAGGTCTAAGCCTGGTACACTTGGGGAAGATGCTATTCCTACTACGATTAAAAAGATTATTGTACCAAAAGCAAAAATAGCAGACTATAAGGCTGCTGCTGTATGGTCTACCTATGCTGATAAAATTGTTTATGAAGTAGACAGTAGTGATTTATCGAGCGGTGGAAAGATTTACAGACACTTACTAAAATGTTCGAATTATAATAATGATAAGAGCTATAATATAGTAGCCTATTCATCTAAAAGTGATGCTATAACCAGTGACTATGTTTTGGCGAACCAAAATTGCCTGGTTGGGGCTATAAGTTCGGTATATAGTAATAACGAAGGAACGGTTATTTTCGATAGATTGATTACAGGTGTTGACCCTCATGGTCCTCCAGGAGGATATTTCGGAATCCAGGCAGGAGCAGGATTTCCGACTACTGAATATATTAAAATTGAATCCGATTCATTCGCAGCATTATAATCATGGACACGGCAAAAAGAATTTGAAGTTAATCAGACTAAAAAGGAGTATAGAACTATGGGACTTAAAAGATCAAATTATGAAGTAAAGAACATGGGAGTTACGCTCCCACAAGCGTATGCAGTAATTCGCAAACTCAATATAAACGATGACTATGGAACGGCAGAATTAGTGGTTCAGGCAAATCGTGAATTAGCATTTGATAAAGACCCTTATGAAACTGTAAATATTTTTTTCAAAGTCAATCGTAATGAAAACCCATACAAGACTGCTTATGCAAAGGCAAAAGAAAAAACTCTATCTACGATTGTAGATCCTAAAACACAGGAGGAGACTATTGTAGAGAGTAAAATGCCATTTGCTGATTGGGAAGATGATTTGATTATTGAATGAGTGAATACTCACTACAATAAAATCTAAAAAGGAGGATATAATTACTATGGCACAGTATAAAGTAATTGACGGTGTACTCTATCAATCGGTTGACACTGCTGCTATAAGAGACAGGATGAATTCCGTCGTGGAACAAGTCCGTCCTTATAAAGATGGCATCCAACAGTGTGAAAACCAGATTCGTGAGTACAAAGAACAAATTGCTACAATCGTTCAATCAAGTGGGTTGAATCGTGAAGTAGTAAGAGCTCTTGACCCCGAAAAAGCAGATTTTTTGGGACTTTAAGTGAATCTTCACTTATGAATTTTATTCTACTTATAGCGAAAGTCATTTTGAAATATTTCAAATTATAAAGGAGGCAATTCCATATGGAGCAAATTTTCGCTTATATTGACACTTACGGTCTACTCGTAGTCATTGCGGGTTTGCTTGCTTCTATGCTTTGCGGTTGCATTAAAATTCCGATTGTAAAAGCAATTAAAAAGAAGAATCTTGGAGAAAAGGCTACCTCTAACAGGATAACGACGGTTTGTACACTTATTGTAGCAGTATTCAGTATACTGATTATTGTAGCATACACTTGTATTAAAGCACACTCGTTTGCTCCTCTGATGACGGTAGAATTGTATTCGGATATCTTGCTTGCAATTACTTTTGCTAAAATTGCTTATATGCTTTACGAGGGTGTTGGGGAAATTTCTATCAAGAAATGGATGCATCAACTCTTTACGGCGATAGCGGAAAAATCTCGCAACAATAAAGCATCTACGGTTCAGGACTATGTAGATATCGTTCAATCGGTTCTTACTGATACCTTACATATGCCTCTTACAGATGCCCAAAAAGAGACTTTGAAACAATCTTTGAAGAAACAAGCACCTGTAACCGAAGAAAAGCAAGAAGAAACTGATGACGGAGAAAAAGTATAATTCTCCCAAGACGGTGTTTTGGGCAGGGATGTTTTATATGTTCCTGCTCTCAACACTGACGGCTTTCATATTTCATTTTGTAGGACTAAAATGGTTTGAATGTACTGTTAAAATAAAAGAGCCGAGCATAGTCCTACAGAAATTGATTAAAGCTGCTTTGAAGATATTTGAATTGGTGTTTGTTTTCAAAATACTGATTCGAAAGTCTTTTCTAAGATGTATCATTTTAGCTACGATACAAGTTGTTACAATAGGGTTTATACCTATACATTATCAAGCCTATGTGGATATCGGTTACACCGTGTTGTGTATTCTATTATTACGGAAACATAGATTTGACGGTTTGATAGATTACATTGCTCTATTTATTCTTATGAATTTATACTCCCTCGTGTTTGTGGTCGCACGGTTTGGAGGAATAGTCCCTGATGTAGCAGAATCTTTCTATACAGGCATTGCTTCTGTTATAGACTATAAACTCTTTATTGTAACGCTGTATATGTATATCAAATATAAAGGAGGGATAAAATTATGGAAAATGAAAAGAAGAATTTTTCAGATCAACAGAGACCCAGAGATGTAAAAGACTGGGATACAAATCATTGTCCTTGGTTTATTTTCGGGGATGAAGATGCTGCTAATTATGATCTTGAAAAAGTCAAATCTTGGTTTACCAAAAAATTTGGTAAAAAGAAAAAGAGGAGGATGTAGTGTTTGCTAAAATTTACAAGTACTCTATGTTCCTTGGAATTGTTGCTATTCTTACAGGTATAGCCTATTGTATGAATTCTGTTGTAGAATTATACACAATGCTTATCAGTTTTCTTATAGCAAAACAGCGGTATAAATACAAATTCCATTGTAAGTCTTTCAATTTTGATGAGATAGATGAGGAAATAGTTATACAAAGGCTCATTTATCATCTTAAAGGGAAAGACCTATATGATAAAATAGGCTATTCAAAACCTCAAATGATAAGACGGGAACAAAGGATAGAGTCCATCTTGAAAATACCGTTAAAACGCTATACAAAATAATACTAAACCCCGCAAAGATACCTTTACGATACCTCTGCGGGGTTTTCTTTTCGGTTTATCCTCGTATACTAATACTGAAAATAGGAGGTGGGCGTGATGTATAGTCCTTATCAGTTTAATAATTCAATGCCGACGGCAACACAACCTTACGGATATCCGATGTCACCTTATATAGGGAATCCTCAACAGGCTCAACCGATACAACAACCACAAATGAATACCAACAAGATATTTGTAAGCGGTATAGAAGAAGTCAAGATGAAAATGCTCCCTCCGAATAGTGAGTTTGTTTATCTTGATAATGAAAAGTCTATTCTCTATCAAAAGACAGTAGATAGTACAGGACATTTTGAAGTGCGAGCATTTGATATAACCGAGCACAAGGAACAGAAACCTGCTGAAAACGCTCAAACGATAGATACCCAAGACCTTGTAAGCCGTAAAGACTTTGACAGTCTCAAGGCTGAGTTCATTGCTCTGAGAGATAAAATAAAAGGTAATTATGGAAGAGGAAATCAAGAGACAAATAGATCTTCTGAAGAAAGAAAATAAAACCCTGAAAAAGAACTTGGCTTTTGAGATAGGCAAGAACCAAGCTCTTGAGGAAGAGAATCAGGCTCTCAGAGCAACTTTACAAAGTCTCAAGGAATTTATAGGAGGAAGTGTATGAACATCTTGAATAACCGAGCAGGGACTCCTGCGGTTTTACCTCCGCAAATTATGCAAGGTATCAGTCAGATCAAACAAATGCAATCTCTATTCAACGGTACACCTCAGCAAATGCTTCAACAAATGGCTCAAAGCAATCCTATATTTAATGAAGTTATTCAAATGTGCAAAGGGCAAAACCCTCAGCAAGTTTTTGAAATGCTGTGTAAACAAAGAGGGATAGATGGTAACGCTATTCTCAAAGAACTTCAAAAATAACACAAGGTCATAGGTCGACATATGATTGAGTGATATTTAATAAATTATAAGGAGAAAATTATGGAAGGAAGTGGAATTCAGCCTGTAATGACTATGAATCCTGGCTATGCCGGAGACGGTTTTGGCTTTGGTGGAAGTGGTCTTTGGCTCTTTGCTATTCTCGCTCTCATGTGGGGTGGAAACGGTTTCTTCGGCGGTCGTAGAGATTTCGCTGACGGAAGAGTAGCTACGGTTGAGGACTTAAACAACTCGGCAAACTTTACTCGTCTTGAGGGACAAGTAATGAACAACGGAAACCGTATAGAACAAAAAGCCGATGCCGTGTATAGCGGTATTTGTAACCTCGGTTATGAGATGGCTCAACAGTTCGGTGCGGTCGGTAAACAAATTTCGGATTGTTGCTGTGAAAACCGTTTAGCGATCGCGAATACGAACGCTCATATCGATCAGTCCGTCGCTCTTGTCAATGCAAATATAACGGCTCAGTCTCAAAAGATACTTGACCGTCTTGCAGAAGATAAGATCTCGGCTCTTCAAGGTAAGATCAGTCAACTCGAACTTCAGCAAGCAGTTGCGGGTGTCGTAAGATATCCCACCGCTATGACCTATGCTTACAATGCTAACCCGTTCTGCGGTTATGCTGCACAAGGTTGTGCTTGCGGTAACATCTAAGTAAGGCTCTGTCAGCCGAAAGGAGAGATGGGGCAACCTGTCTCTCCTATTTTATAAAGGAGGAAAATTTATGTCTTGCAGATCTTTAATCTATGTAGCAACTACTACTCCGTCCGCCGTTTTGGCTAACGGTACACTCCCCTTGGCTACGATTGTAAGGAGAAGAGGAAGAGATGTCAACCTCAGCGGAAACTCCATAGCAATCATGGATACGGGCAGCAATTATTATCGAGTTACGGTTACAGCCACATTTACAGCTCCCGTAGCAGGTACTATTGCTCTCGCTCTTCAGCAAAACGGAGTAGCCGTAACAGGAGCGACCGCGAGTACTACGATTACAACCGCCACTACAGAAGTCCGCAGTCTTTCGTTTACGGCGATAGTAAGGACTTTCAATGGCGGCACGATTGATAGTCTTACGGTTATAAACAGCGGACTTGCTGCTACATTCAGCAATATTGCTGTGGATGTGGAAAAGCTTTAAGGAGAAGTAAAAATGATAGAAGTATTCAAAGAACTCGATGGCAGAATGCTGAAAGGAATTATGCTTCACGCTCAATTGACGGACTATTTTGATTTTCTCAATCTTCACGGTTTTAAGCGTTGGCAAGAATATAGGTTCTTTGATGAAACGGCTGAATTACGAGGGTTACACCGTTATGCTATAAACCATTGTAATAAACTCATAGGGGAATCTACTGTAGAGAATCCAAGGATGATCCCCCAAGATTGGGGAAATTACACCCGTTTACAAGTAGACTCGGCTACTCGTAAGGCTGCTGTCAAAGAGGCTTTTTCAAAGTGGTATGAGTGGGAAAAGAGTACAAAGGAATTCTATGAAAGCAAATTCAAAACACTTACAGATAATAATAAAATAGCAGATGCTGATAAAGTTAATTGTCTTGTATGTGCGGTTGATCAAGAATTAAAAGTTCTCACGAGGAGAATGCTTGAGTACAAAGCTGTTGATTATGATATGAGCTATATTATGTATCAGCAACCTGAGCTCCACGAATACTATAAACAAAAGACAAAGGATATCGGAATAGATATCTGCTAAAACTGTGCCATAAAAATACCCCTGTTTTCACAGGGGTATTTGTTTTAGAATTTTATAAAAGGCTTGTCGAGGTAAACCGCAGGAAGATTTTTATCATCTATGTAAAAGTCACAGAATATTTTACGGGTATCTCCTCCCCATTGGTCTTGTATCTCCGGAAGATTTTCATTTACAGCGTCAAAGATGAGTCCTCTTTCTTTACACCATTCTACAGCTGCGTCGAGGTGATTACCGTAACGGTCATTTCTACGAGAAGTCCAAAGAATAATCTTATGTCCCATTTTTTTGAGCTGCTTTACATTATCTATACGGGCAGGAATTTCTTCCCCAATAGAGGGGAATCTATCCGTACAAAGAGTTCCATCAAAGTCTATTGCGTAGATCATTTTGCCTCCTTGGTAAGTTCAATAGAAGTTAGATCTATCTGTTCAAGATTGGTGATACTCTCATAGAGAAGATCTACAAGAGCTGTTGCCCATTCGCCGATATCTTTGAAACCCTTTTTTCTGACTTCATTCTTGAATTTATGAATCGTGTCTTTATCTCGGAGTTCTCGGTGAGAAACCGTACACAATACCCTATACAGGGACATGCCTGTTTTTTCCTTGATCTTAGCAATAGCCTCTCTATGATCTTCTGGAATATAACAGATATGCGGATTCTCTCTCGGAGCCGAGATTTTAATTTTGTTTTTCTTTTCGTACACGCTCGTTTACCTCCCACAAGGCTTTTAACAAAGTATTCTTCGGTTCTGCTCCGTTAAGAATAGCCTCAATTTCTTCTTTACCTCCGTCTGTATAGTCCCATCCTCTTTCATCGAAATCATAGTCAGCAGAGTATTCTACATTTTTATCCCAGTGTCTTTCATAAAGATGAAGATCACCAACAGTATGATAATACAATCCGGCAGGAAGACCGACTTCTTTGGCAACGATTTGTAATAAAACCGTGAAGAATCCCATATCATACGGCAACCCAAGCCATATGTCGTTTGACCGCATATAAGTGTGAAGATTGAGCTTACCGTTAAAGCAAGTAAATTGCAACAAGCAAGTACACGGTGTGTCTTTTGTCGGTTTATTGCTTGCTTCTTTAATATGTAATATGCACTGACGATCGTATGGATTCTTCTTGAGTTTATCTATACAATACTGTAATTGGTCAAACCCGAATTTATGGAAAATTCTGTAACCATAAGCAGAGTTCACGGTTTCACCATCATCAGATAAGTCATACCACATTTTGGCATATTTGCCGATATCTTCAACCTTGTTAGATCCGCTGAGATACCACTGTATTTCACCAACAAGGTATCTAAGGCTCAAATTTCTTTGAGGGTTGAGACATACATTATGATAAGGGTTTGAAACGAGAAAAGTGATATCTGTAACATGTTTGGTTTTTCCGATACGGCTTACAACGGTTTCACCGAAGTCAGAAACAAAATTATAGGCTCTCTCAAAAGCATCTGTAACCGTATCACACGGAATTGTAGGAATCATAAGCATAGTCCTGTATCTCCTTTAATAGTAATATAATCAGCTCCTGACTCTCTGAGTAGTTGACTGTAAGAGCCTCGGATATTTTTGATCCATCTTTCCATATCAAATTTCATATGCGGATCTCCCTCCCCTCGGTTTATGAGTCTTTGAATAATAACCTCAGTAGGACAGTCTACATAGATCAATACGGTTTGAGTCTGCTTAAAGAATTCAATGAGTTCTTTAAGTTCTTGTTCAGTAAGTTTACGCTCCTCAGGTGAATTGTAGACAAACTGACCAAAGCAGAAACGGTCAAATACAACTCCCCCAGGGGTTAACATTTGTTTGTATTCTTCGAGTGTTCTTGGTGTACTTTCGTGCCAATAGTACAGATTGAATCTTTCACAAAGATAGTTAGCCAAGGTTGATTTACCCGTACCGTCACATCCCTCAATAACAATATTCATTTATGAGTTCCTCCAGTTCATTTTGAGATATCTTAATTCTTTTTACAGGAGCGTTCTTATGAACAAGTTTAAGAACAGGATGACCGTCTTTTCCCTCAGTTAGTTTAGTGTAAGTTCCACAATCATACTTTTTACAAAGTAACGGATAAAGATTATTTCTAATCTTATCATCTTTTTCTGTTTTACTACTAAAACATCTTGAGGGAAAATTCTCGACTGTAGACTTTGTAAGAATTTGAATTACTCCTACAGAATGTCCTTTTGAAATCGCTGAGATAGCATAGTTACAATCTTCAAAATACTCATCGGTTTCCGGAAGATTCTCAAGCGGGTACTTTGCATTGACAATAAGTATATCATCAATTTGAGATATGTTCCCATTCAATTCAACTACACAATCCGGAGTTACACCATTGGCAAAACCGCGAGGTCTAACGGAAAGTAATGCACAATCTGGATATCTATGAAATATTGCCTGAGAGATTTCTTCAAGTCTTGCTCTCATAGCATCTATGTGAGTTTCACAATAAGATTTTCCAGATATACAAGGCATTCTATTATAGAATTGAATATAGGATAACAAGGAAACCCTATCATCCATCTGAGCATAGAAGTCAGCTCCGAGCTTTCTCATATACTTATCTATATATCTTCGAGTTTCACCGATATTATGTACATCTTCTTCAATTGCTACAATTATAGCCTCGGGAAGATTTTTCCTGTAAAGTTCATATTGTTCTTTTCTTACAAAAAAGATAAAAGCATCTTTGAATGTAGAAAAAGAAATAAGGTTTCTATAGATAGGATTGTTCTCCCATCTATCCATACTCGGAATAGCTATAATCATTTTTCCCACTCCCTCTTTCTGATATTTGAATACGGTGTTGTTCTGTAAGTTACAATCTCGTAGTCTCTTTGAGTAGGCTCAGGCAATGTTTCTTTTCCCATCCTATCGGGAAGAAGTCCGGGACGAACGGGAGAAGTTGCACATATAGAGCAAGGATGAAAACAGCGTATACCTTGATAGAGAAACCGACGAGCTGATTCAAAACGAGGATGCATCCAGATATCAGCAATTTCCATTTCATTGACATTGGCGATACCGTACTCACCTCTGAAGTCATCACAACATATTGCAATATTACCATCCCAGCGTACATACATTTCCCTGAACACTTTCGTACAACGAGCTTTTTTAGGCTCAGAAAGCGGAGGCATTCCAGCACCGCAGTGATTGGTAAGATTTCTTGCAATTGTCGGTTTTGCTAACTCGATAGGTGGGTTAAAACTGATAGACTTTTTATTCTCAAAAAGTTTAGATCCGTCCCCATATACTCTGTAGGCAATGTTGTTTTCCTTTAAGAATGCTTTGATGCTATCCAGAGTACTGTCTATGTACTCATCAAAGATAAGTTCTGTCACACCTGCGGTTAATAGCCATTCAAGATTTCGTATGTCTTTCAAAACACTATAGCCGTTGGTCATCATTATGATGTTTACATTAGGAAGTTCTTTTCTAAGATAAGCAATCATATTCAAATGATCCGGATGTAAAGTGGGTTCACCGTGTCCTGCTAAAAGTATCTTGTAGTGCCAATCGGTTTTCTTAAGACTTTCAACCGTATGAACAAGCGTGTCAAACTCCATAAAACGGAGAGTCTTTTCAAGTCCGGAAGTGCCACAAAATTCACAATGACGGTTACAACCTTGAGTAAATTCTATTTGTATTGTATTCGGTTTATACATGGTATAATCTCCAATAATTCCAATCAAATTTTACTGATGGGAATCCTGTTTTAGATTTTTTATACACTATGCCAGGATGACCAGCATAGAATTTTTTTGCTGTTTCAGTATACCACTGATATCTAAGGTTAGCATCCGATATACCAGAAGCATTCTCACAACCGCCAGGGCAAGAATTGATAGCAGGGCAGTTGTATAACATGTCGGTTATCGTTAAAGCCTTTCCACCGTGGTACATGATTTCAAATTGTAAAGCATAATCTTCATTTCCGCATTCGTAGTTTGGTCTATAATTTATGCCGTACTCACGCATAAAATCTAAATTGAGCCATATACATTGTATACAAGCAGAAGAATTTACTTTTTGCGGAGCGTTAGCATAATTCATATGCCAACTATCTGGACGATAGATAACGCTACTGATTGCGATTTGAGGATCACTTTGAAGATAGATGTAATACATCCACAATTTTAATTCATCTGTCCATCTTTTAGGAGGAGTTCCATAATGTAACGAAACTTTACGCATGGATTCTTTTCCTCCTGAAGTAATTGACGGGACAGTGTGCTCAAGTTCGGTTATATCATCGTCAAATAAAAAGATATTTGAATAGTACGGCATGCACTTTTCAATGATTTGACGCCTTGTTTCACCGATTTCAGTAACATTATCTAAATAGAGAAAACCAACTTTTCCCTCCCATTTTTTATAGAGATCAGCCTGTTCTCTTCGAATACATAAAACAATCTTCAATTCAGGTTCAACTGAAAGTTGTTTAAGGATCTTAGGATCAGGACGGTTATAACTCGGAACAAAAATAGGCGGGACTTGATCATCGGTTATAAGCTGTTTCGCTGTTTCGAAATATTGTTCACTTCTATACATTGTTAGTTTACTCCGTAATGATTATAAAGATCTGAAAGCAATTGTCTTGAAGATATTCGAATACAACAACATCCAGACTTTGTCAGATTGTTGAAAGAGTTATCAATTTGTCGTACCCTGCTACGGGTATTGTTCTCGTTCAATGGCTTGGTATTTCCTGCTTGAAGTCTTCTATTTTTTATATTCTCAATACATTTTTCGATAGGGGTATCAAGATAATAAAACACTGTATTTGCTTGAGGAGAAATACGGTTAGAAAAGTTAGACCATCTTGAAGATAGAGTAGAAACTAAAAGACCCTCAAAAATGACATTGTAACCGCCATTGAGAAGAGTTTGTATTCTTTCTTCAATCTCATCTTGAGATCTAACCGTATCACATCCTCCACAAGCATTGTAATATGAGCCTACAATTGCCCAGCCATTTCTGGAATTGTAATATCCGAGTATTTTTCCGGAAGAGTCTTTCCACTCATTCCAATCTTCTAATGAAAGAAGTTGATGAATAATGTAAGATTTACCACTTCCGGAAGTTCCTCGTATATTTATAACAATTTGCTTAGAATGTTCCATATGTTACAAATTCCTTATATTTCTCTTTACGAATACCTTTCCAACCGTTTAATTCTCCCAAAATCTCATGAGGGACATTTTTATATCTAATCTCAAATAATTGATTCCATATGTAATCAAATTCAGGAAGAACTTTCTTGTAAGTATTTAATTCTTGTAATCTTCTGTCTGTATAATATTCCAGATATCTAATTTGTTTATACAATTTGAAATAGCTACATAAATATCCTACAATTCTTGCAAAGTTTGTCTTATATCCCAATTTATTCTCTGTATAGATTATTATTTGTTGTAAGAGATATTCTAATTCTTTTATTTCTGATTTAGTGAGATTTCTACCTTGTTTTCTGATTTCATAAGCCAAATCATCACGATAAGAAATAACAAAGATAGATTGTGCACAGGTCTTGCAAGAATTCCAATCAAGATATGCTTCAGGAGTTAGGTCTAACCCCAAAAAATTATAAACAGATTCCATAAACAATAGAGCTGAAAATCTTCCACAGTAATAAATTGAAGTAAACCAATTATACAAAGCCGTTTGAGATTGATTTATCAAAGACATAATGACTTCATATTGCGAACGGTTATCAATTTTATTTTGATAAGAAGATACAATTGAAACAAACTTATCATTTTGTTTTACCCAGCGTCTGTCCGATTGAAATATCAATCTATCTTTATAGATATTCCAAAATTCAGTCAATTTATCAATTGTTGCATCTTTGATTGAGGGAAATATTCGTAATAGTAAAGCTGATGTTGTTACAGAGTAACATGTCGAATACAAAAAAGATGCCCATATCTTAGACTCATTGTCATTACCTTGACAAAAATGTAAAAGATTATCCTCATCCCTGTCGTTTTGATTTTTTCGCTTAGAATAAAATCTCACAAACATATCTATTCGAAAACTCTTGTAATCATCATTAGGAATATTGTACATGTTATTATTTCATCCACGGAGGAAGATTACCCTGAGGAGCGTTGTTAGCAGGAGCAGCTTTTTGCATCCACGGAGGAAGATTACCCTGAGGTGCTTGAGTAGCCTGAGGAATTTCCTGCTGAATCGGTTGAGGCTGTACAGGAGCGGGAGCTACGGGTTGCTGAGGCATAACCTGTTGAACAGGAGTTTCAACCGCAGGAGCAGTATACGGAGCCTCAGCCGTGGTATTTGCCAGTTTCGATACTCTGGTAATAACTTGCTTGGTGTTATCGTTTAAGTCGGGTTCTACGGTTATCTGACAGGTTTTACCGATGATAGCCTTGGTGTTCAGTTTGATTCTTCCCTCACAAGGGATGCCGATACATTCAAGAAAACCTTTGACTTTCCACAAAGCCTGAGGAAGAAGATTGTACCACATTTTACGGGTTGCTCCGTCAGCGGTTTCAAAGGTTACTTCGAGTTGATCCGAGCCTGTAGATGCTTTGCTGAATTGAGCATCTTTTACTCTTACCGTGTGAATTCCTTCCGGAATGTAGTTAGTGCTTTCGACTCCTGTGAAGTCAAGATCCATAACAGAATAATTTGCCATAATTGTTTATCTCCTTATTTAATATCTATTCTAATTATCTTGCCACATTTATAGACTATGACATTGTCTTTTGTTAAACTTGCGGCAAACCCTGATCTTATAAGATCTACCGCTTTAATAAGCCATTCTGTATCCATATCACAACTCCGAATAATATTGTTTTAAGGCTTTGAATGCCTCACCTTTTTGGACTACTATATACGGGGGAAGTCCATCTGCCCCACCTTGACCCTTGATCCAGTAATAAGCATTCAAAGGGTTGATATCGATAGCATAGCAAGAATAGGACTTGCCTGATGCGGGATCGGTGTACTGCTTAATACTCGTATGGAAAGCATAATTCAGCATTCCCACAAGATACTTCTGAATTGTCGGACCAGCGTTTACTCCGACTTCCGGAACAAGCTCATCTTCATAACCCTCAAGGACACTCATCCTTTCGTGGAATTCAAGAATAATTCTTTTTCCGTTTTGAGACAACTCGGCACATTTGGCTATAACCGAATTGACCCGAGCATTGTGCTCCGCCCACAGATCCTGATTCATATGGGCTTTTCTTTTTTCCGCCATAAGTTGTGCGGGGTGATTATCTATCCAGACTGAGAAAGTGCTGAAAACATAAGTTCTCTCTACTCCGTCATCCGGAAGATTCTTAATGCTATCCAACAACTCAATAAGCTGCTGAGAAGAATAACCCGTTGCATCCATATAAGGAATATCGGGATAGTCTGCTTTAATAGCATTCAAGCCTTTGTCGTCGAAGATAATGAATACAGGGTTGGGAAATGATGCTGAAACGGTCGTTTTGCCTGAACTACCACGACCGTACAAACCAATCAATTTTCCGCCAGTAAACGACTTCAACGGTTTGCATTGACTCCAAAAGTCAATCATTTGTTTGCCTCCTCTTTGAATTTTTTATAAGTAACGCAATTTGCGATACATCCTTGATAATCAGGTTCTACTCCGCAAGTCTCAGCCAATTTTTGACAAGCCTTACATTCCGGAGTTTGACAATACTGAGCAAATAGCTTTTGCTCCCTTTGTTCAGGAGTAGTGTAATAGAGTTGTTTGGTATACTCCACATCTCCGCCTGTTAATTCAGTTTGGCATAAGTTTTTGAAACCACACCAATCACAATCTCTTCCAAGACTCTTGGGGCAAACCTTACACTTGCTGATTTCATCTACGGTTTGAACAAAGTCTACCCAAACGCTCTCTACAACCGAGGGAATTACGGGAGTAATGTAACGATCTATGAAATTCTTATAATTGTCTTTGATTTCTTCATAGATATCTTGAGGAATATCCTCAACACCTGCTTTGGCGAATGAATAAAGAGTTTGATCCCCGTATTGTTTACCAAATTGTCCACTTTTAAGGACTCTTGGCGGTTGAGGAGCCGAAGTCTTTATCATATCCCAAATGACACCGACGATATTATAACCATAATGTTCATTAAGGACTTTGATATACAAGCAAGTCTGAGCGTTCAGCCAAGTTTGATCAAGTGACATCTTATTAGATTTGAAAGATTTATGCTCCATAAGATATTGCTTTCCATCTAACTCACAGATGGCGTCGGCAATACCGATAAAGCGTTTTCTTCCCCGTATCTTACAGTCAATCTTCAATTCGGTTTTAAGATATTTGATGTTTTCATTTTGATATGCCCAGTCATATTGACTCATGATATCAAAACAACACTCCAAAAAATCTTCACCCAATTCAGCCTGATAATCTGCGGGCATTGCTTCAAATTCTGCTCTAACCTTGGTATTGAGATACTCTTTCCAGTCTTCCCCGTTAGCTCGTAATTCTAAGAGCTTATGAATTGTAGAGCCCATATACAAGGGTCTTTGAGGAGCTCGTAATTGAAGTCTATCTCTATAACGATATTCCCACTCTTTTTTACAACCACGGAAACAAGATACCTGAGAAATGCTATAATACTGTGGTTCTATTTTTGCCATGTTTTACCTCCTATTTATATTTCAATTCCCCTGAGGGTTAGGGGAGATTTCTCTCCCCCAGACCTTTCAGTCAAGACTTTCAATCAAAAACTCAAGAATTTGAGTATCTGTGAAACCCTTTTCCCTCGCCCAAGTAATGAGCGTTGTGAGAATTGTTTTCATTTTAACAGCCTCCTTTGTATATTCATTAAAGGTTCAACCCCTTTAACTGATATCATTATACTACTTTCTAATCAAAAAGTAAAGTATTTTTTCGATGATTTTAGAAAAAACTTAACTTTTTTTAATACCGATATAGACTTGCTGATTTTCGTGTTTCATTTCTACAAAACCGAGTACTTCAAGATTTCGATAAAAATGTAACCGCTTATATGGCACTCGATCGCCTTTTAAGCAAAATCGTGAATAATCTTCATATAGATCATCCTTGGCTATATAGTCAGCATAATTCCCTGTTTTTATAAGCTGCGTTGTAACAAATGAGTGAATACTGTCAGATTCGGATCTTAACCTTTCAGAAAGAGTGGCACTGTTTTTACTCGATTTAATTGCTTTCAAGCCTTTTAATCGCCTACACAAAACAGGTATCAAAGCAGAAATGCTTTCCGGACTGCAAAGGTCATCTACATATCTCTGAGTCAAAATAAGTTTTTGATCCATTTTAAGAATACGAATACGAGTATAGAAAGCATCAGATTTTTCTTCTAACTGTAAAGGCATCGTGTTGAAAGAAAACCAAAGTTTTGAAAATGGCGTGAAGAAATATGGCTTACAACCTTTATCTTCATACATTATTTCATCATTACCTGTAATCTTCTTTAGATTGCCTATATCATTAAGAGCGATGCTACTGTTATCAGCACAAGCATTTATGAGCTTATCTTTGAGTTGTGCAGGATAAAATCGTACTGCCATATCCTGTATAGAAAGAGCTGAAATATTCTGCTTACCAACTAATGCTGATACCATATTGATAAGCGTAGATTTTCCCGTATTTGACCCTCCTACAAGGCACAGAAAACACTTCAGATTATTGTTTACCGTTAAGCTGTAAGCGGTGTAATCTAAAAGCATGTTTATGTCATCATTCGGTAATTTTGCTTGTCTAAGAAAATCTACAAACTGAATGTCATCAGGTCGCAATTCATTAGACAAATATTCATGAGGAATTTGTAGAGTACTCATAAACCGTGGATCATGCGGATACAGTGTTTGAGTCTCTATATCAAACATACCATTCTTAAAATTGATGAAATTCTTATAGGTGTTACACATTTTATCTGTAACCGCTATACGCAAATCATCCATTAGAAGATTGAATATTTCATTGATTTGTCCCTGTTTTTGATATTTTGGGTCATCTATCAACCGTTTGATGACATCCTTAACCGCCAATGAATTCGGAGTAAACACACCGTCTTGATAAAAATATACAATTCCTCCGAGAGTAAACATCGGATAATTCTCTATTGCATAATCTACCAGAGCTTTATGATTGATTCCGCACACTCCTCCTTTATCATTGTACATCCTGAAATCAGGCTTATCAGAGTTAATATAAGGAGTATAGGAATTAGCATGTTTTAGAATTCCCTCTAATTCATCCTCCGGAAGAGCCTCTCCCCACACATCTTCATTGATAATAGTAAGGATTGTACGAATTTGTTCTTCAGAGAATTCAGCCTTTCTAAGACGCATTATGTGTCTTATCAGACTGTCATTTCTTCCGTCTCCTGCTTTTGCTCCTACGGTTATGAAGTCTTCTGTTTTTGAAGACAATTTCAAGGGAGTCAGCCAGAAAGGAAGTTCTTCAACCTCACCGTCTACCCAATAACGATCTGTACAGTTATAAGGCAAAACACAGTAGCCTTTTCCAGCAGTACGAGTGTCTATTCGTAAGCCAATAGGAGTATGTCCTTTGACTATTTGAGGAATTCCTAAATTAGTCTTGAAATAGAAGTGCATTCCATGTGGAGTCTTACATTTCAGGGTCTGTGTGAGCCGATCCAAAATTTTGGCTTGATCTTCATCGTCTATATCGACTATAACGAATCCCTCAGGACACCATAAACCGATATTCCCGCCAGTGGCTAACCACTTCTCCGCTTGTTCAGCGGGATAGACATTAGCATCTATCGCTTTTTTACCGTCACAGAGTTTGAAGTGATTATCCCCAAATATTTCTACAAGTTGTTGTAAAGTCATTTCAACCCTCAGTTATTTGTATCAGTTTCATCACAATTCCAATCTGCTATATGAATAACTTCTACTCCGTTATCTTCGAATAGTTTAGCAGCATTTTCTGAAATAGGAAATTCTCTACCATAGACAACGGTTTTGATACCCGCAGATACAAGAGCATAGGCACAATTATCACAGGGATAACGAGTAACAAAAGCCGTAGCTCCTTTCAACTGTTCTTTACGCTCTTTAGGAACATGTAAAAGAGCATCAACCTCACTGTGTATAACTTTACAAATTTCCCTATGTTCTTTAGAATTATCCCCGAAAAGTTTTACTCGTAAACAACCATCTTCTTTACAGTTTGTTCCACGGTTAGCACCCTTGGCTAAGACTGTACGCCAAGCAGTCTCTTCTATAAGATAACAGCCCACTGCGGTTTTAGTACAGGTTGTATTGTTTTTAGCATAATTGTCAGCAAGTGTCAAAATGTTTTTCATTTGACCTTTGGTGTATCTCATATTTATCTCTCCTTTGGGATATATTTATTTCTTGGTCTTCCCGTATTTGTTACCGCTCGGATATATTTACTGATTTCACAATGGCAATTCTGTAATGACATTACATTCATATAACGATCCTCTTTAGGAAGATCAGTGAATATTTCATCAGGATTCCACGGAAGTTCCAACCAATTACAAATATCAACCCAATGATCCCTCAGCCAAAAAAGACTTTCTGCATAAGACATACCATCTTTATTTTTGAATATAAGATCAAGACTTCTACGAGCTCCGGGACCTGCTACAACGAATTCATTCTCACTCCACAATGATTCCGGACAATAAGTTACATCAACAAAAATTTGATATGCCAAGAAATAGCCTATTCCGTCAAGCGTTTGTAAAGTGTTAACAAACTCTTCCGCCGTTGTACAATTTCCCAAAGTTGCTATGAAATCTTCTTTATGATATAATTCTTCTATGTAGCGTATGACCGCATATATGGGTTTGACTCCTTTCATCGGATCATAATAGGAAGAAATATATCCCAAAGCAGCACACATAGCACGCTTTACACCGCCTGTATTGAAAGCGTTTGTAAAGAAAGCATAATCATTTGGTTTACTTTCTACATATGTATGTATTTTATCCCAGTCAACTCCATTATCAAAATTGATGGGCATAAATTGCTTACAAGTTTCACTTTTATTGATAACTCTAAAGAGAATCAAGTTACAGATTTTACTCGCCCAGCTCATAGCATCCTCAGGAATAGAGCATATATTATCTATAACCCAACGAGTCTCACGATCATGTTCTCTACGAACATTTGTAAACCTATATTCTTGAAGAATAGGGTTATTTGTCCACGGAGCAGGACGCTTTTCAACATCTTTAAGAATATGAATTTTGTAGCGTTCTGTTACCCATGTATAGAGATGTTTGAAATTTTCTTCATTAATCTCTGCTTCGGCTTTTAAGATCCTATCTTTGTTACATCCCAAGTATGGAATATCATTTTGCTTATTGAGCATTTTTATCTCCTTCCTTGGTATAATTTTCACATAAGGTTATTATTCTCAATATAGAACACAAAGCTCCATAATCTTGATAGCAACCTTTACTGATTCCTTTAGAACACAGTTCATCTACGGTATTCTTAAAAGTATTGTAACCTTGTCCTGTTGTGTCTTTGAATTGATCTAACTCTTTTGTTAATTCTTCAATATTGTTCATTGTTGTTCCACCTTTTCTATTCCTGTATCTCCGAATTTGCTATGACAATCCATATAGCCTTGTGCATAGGCATCAGAATCTTCTGTATTGGCTGAGGTAAAATTACTCTTTGAAAGATTCAAATTGAGTTTATATTCAACTACATCAGGATCTTTCACAAGTACTAAACCCCAACCCTCTTTGTCGGCTTTTACTTTTTGTTCTTCAAAACGACCTTTCAAACGATAAATGAATCCCATAGCATAGGAAGATTTCTGAGCTATACTGTAAGATACGGGAAGTTCCGTCCAACCAAGCCATTTTGCATCTCGGGGAAGTTTATATTTGCCTGTTGTTCTCCAATAAATTCCAAAATTGAAATCTATAAACCGAATAGCAGCCTCATAAACTTGCTTGCAGATTTTAACATTATCCTGTTTACCGATAAATACAGTCTTGTAAGAACGATAGCCAACTACATAAGTTTCACATTGAAAGTTCTTTGCAGTAAGATGAGCAAGCTGTCTTTTCCAAGCAGTAGAGTGAGCCTTTTATCTGCCTCTTCCTCCACTACATTATGATCTACTTCAGCATCCTCAACTTGAGACAACTCAATTTTATATTGAGCCATCAATTTTTGAGCCATCAGCATTGCTGATTGTGCCTCATTTTCATTTTGACTGTTTGCAAGTCTTAGCAACTTTTGAATTTTTTCCATTGCCTGCTCTTTTGTCATATAAACTCCTTTATCACGGTTTTACCGTTTGCAAGACTATTATATACTCTTCTAACCAAAAAGTAAAGTATTTTTCACTATTGGCAAAAATATTTTTTAGACTTATAAAATCGCTTTCGAATTCTTCCCCATTTACTGAGCATAGAGAAAGATTCATCCACATAATCTACAACCCAACCCTCGGTCTTTCCCTCGGTTTTTCTACCTACACGACCGCAAGATTGTATAACTGAAATGTTATCCTTTTTAGGAGTAGCAAATACAACGCAATCAAGTGTAGGAATATCAAGACCCTCTTTAGCAAGAGGATAAGTGGCAAACAAACACCTTACTGTTTTATTTTTGAGACCCTCAATACACTCTTTACGCTCGGCTCTACCTTTCTTTGATCCCGTAGTAGCGTATATTTGCATTGTATAGTCTTCACCGACTTCTTTTCGTAAGATTTCAAGATGTGCAACCCTATCACTCAAAACAAGACAAGTCTTTCCCATAGCGTTCATTTGATTGACTATTTGGGCAATATCTTTATTTCGTTCTTGATTCGAGCACAAATCGTCCATAAACCGTGCATAATCTATCGTGCCGTCAAGCGGTGCTATATAGTCCATATTCGGTTGATAGATTGTAGACTGCACTTGCCATACACGAATAGGTACTGTATTTTGAGAAACAGCGGTATCAGATATTTCACAGAGCTTATCCCCCAAAAGAGCAAACATACATTTTTCTAAACCGTCATTTCGTTTAGGAGTAGCCGTCAATCCATATTTATGATAGGCATTCAAACTTGATACAATTCTATAAAACATCATAAGTTTCTTCGGAGTTCCTATTGCCTTATGACATTCATCTACTATAATACAATCCCAATAATCTTTATACGGTTCAAGATCCATATTAGACATGGTTTGTACGGTTGCGAAAGTTATTGCTTTCCCAACATCTATCTTACCGTTTGTAATCGTACCATAGTTAGAATTATCAAGGTCAAAACAAGCTTTGGCTCTTTCAAGAGATTGTTTTAAGAGCTCATATGTATGAGTTAACCACAGTGTTCTTTTTCCTAACCGAGCAACAAGTTCCAGAGCAGTTTGAGTTTTACCTGCTCCGCACGGCATTACAATAACACCATTTGGATTGTATATAGTACATTCAAGAGCCTTTTCTTGATAAGAAAAAAGGCTTATGTGACTTTTATAGTGAATGTATTCAGCCTGTTGAGCTTTGGCAAAACTGTAATGAGAAATGTTTTGAAGTTTAGGGAAAGCTCGTAAAAACTGAGCAACTGCCCCATAGGGAATTATGATGTCAGATCCTCGTACCTCAAATAGAATTATAAGAGGCTCAGTATTCCCCAGCCATAAGCCCATATCAGCCTTTTTAGCATATTCAGGGTTAGCAAATTCAAGACTCTTTCTACACCAAGAAAAAACTTCATATGTTGCGTCTTTGATTATAGCCTTATTTGAAATTATGAGTTCCATATAGATCTACCAGTCTTCTTACAGTTATACTCTTTAAGCCTGAATGAGAAAGCTTTATAAGCTCAAAAGACGGAGCCATAACAATCTCCGTATCAGATATCTTGATACAGAAGTAGGTTGTCCAGATACCTTTGTTATTGAGCATACTGAAAGCAGACTCCTGATTATCTTCTATGCGGTTGAATGAAAATCGCTCTCCGTCAAGAGTTTTACAGTCTATACAAAGTACTGTATCTCGACTGATTGCGATAATATCAAACGGTTGTGAGCCATTAGGAGCAGGGTTCAGAAAGTGTACCCAAAACCCCATTTTGCTAAGATAAGCACAAAAATCTTTTTCAAATTCAGAGCCTATTGTTTTATTGTTCTTTACTTTCGAAGTCTTCACAGGTGGTGTTGTCATAAGGAAATTTCCTCCTTTTTATACTATTCGTCAATTCACGAACATAACATTGGTAGTAATCTTTCTTCTTGCAAAGATATATACAATCATAACAACTATTACAACCTTTACGATCACGAATAACTCTTACACCATGTTTATACACTTGTATTGATTTCATTTGTTTCCTCCCAAATAGCGTTGTTTGGTTCTCAGAGCTTTTTTGTCTATAATATCAGAGAGCTCCTCAGCCGTAAAGTTGAAAATTTGACATAAGTACTGACACATAAATAAAACATCTGCCAACTCCTCTTTTATATCATTTTTACTTGCTTCGGCAAAAGCATTCTCACGGTTATATAGACGAGTTCTACGCTCTTTTACAAGAGCTTTCGTAAGTTCAGACATCTCTTCTATACAAACATCTATCTGACTGTCTTTGCCGTATTTTTTAATCATTTCTTCAATCACTTGTTCAGGCTTGAAGACTTTATAGTCATATTCAGCTTTTGCTTTACGATACAAAAACCGAGCGGACATTTCGTCATATGTACTATAAATGTAATACTGGTTATTTGAATCCATAGTGATTACTTGAAAGAAATCACGCTCCCCATCATATTTGGGTATTTGATGAAATATAGGTTCTCTCATTTTTGAAACTCCTTATAATATTTACAAGTATCTTCGTCTTCATCTGAAACCAGAGTACAAACGCAGACCCCATTTAATTTATTAGCGCAATTATAGCAGGAAATATTGTACATACACTCTCCATCAGAGTTTGATATACCCCAATAGCAGTCTATACATTGTTTGGCAAACTTTTTTTCTCTTACATCGGTTAATGTGTTCCCCATGGTCCAACTCCTATATCTATATCAAGCGGTACATTCAGATGAATATTGAAAGTATCTAAAAGACTCGGATGTCTCATTATGGCTCCGACCTTTTCCTTATAATAGTCAACTTTATCTTCAGGAACATATAGCAAGATTGAATCGTGAACAGTACAAACAATCTCACACTCCGGAAGAGTATTGTCAATCTCAATCATTGAAGATAAGAGAATATCTGATCCTGAAGATTGAACAGGTGTATTTATACAACAGCGTTCAGCACTCCCCTTTTCTGACCAGTTATCTGAATAGATTTCCGGAAGAGCTCTAAACCGCCCAAACAAAGTATACACTCCGCCATCAAGTTTACAAAGCCTTTTTTGAAGAGCATACCAAGGTTCAAGATCCCTGTATGTTTGAAAATACCTTGCACGAATTTCAGTTGCCTCAGGCTCGGTTACTCTTAAACCATATCCTGTTTTGGCATAATTGATGAATCCTTTTGCTGACATCCCGTAGAGAAAACCGAAATTGACCGCTTTTGCTTTACCACGCTCTTCTTTCGTAATTTCCTGTTTACCTGTAACAACTTGTGCGGTTTTAGTATGTATATCCCCGTTATTGTTGTATATTTGATGCATGGTACGCTCGTTAGCGTAATGACAAGCGATACGCAATTCAAGCTGAGAATAATCACATTCAAACAAAGCCTTACCAGGAGGAGCCACGAATAAAGTTCGTAATGCCTTATCCCTTGGTACTTGTTGAAGATTTGGCTCCTGACAGGAAGTTCGCCCCGTTCTAACTGTATCTACATTAAAAGACGGGTGAAGTCTACCGTCTACAGCCTGTTCAAGCCAAGGCTCTAAGAAAAACCCTACATCTCGAACACACTTTTTATATTCCTTGAGAAGTTTTGCAACAGGATAACCCATCTCAGCATAGTCATCCATCTGCTCTGCTTTTATACTCGGAGCTCCTTTGGGAGTAGTTTTCAAAACGGGTAAACCGAGCTGATCAATAAACACCTTTGATATTTGAGCCGTGCTATTCCAGTTGATATCCGCAATAGCCTTTAATTGATTTTCAAGCTCTACTGCCTTTGCCTTATATACGGGAATCATTTCTTTAATTTTACCCGTATCTACATACATTCCCCGTCTTTCTATATTACGATATGTTTGAAAAGACGGTAAAGCCAAGCAACGGTACAGTTTTACCATATCGACGCTTTTAGGGTGTTCTTGAAACTTCTGAGCCAATTTCAAATATACTTGCCAAGTCCAGTAAAGATCTTTGCGGTTATATTCAAACATTGTATCACTCGTTCCCGTTTTAGTCTTTTTATCTACATCCCAATCTTCTGCTCCACAGTGTCGTTTCGCTAATTCTTTAAGACCTTTACGCTGACCCATTTCGAGGACATATGCCATAATCATAATATCATCGTCAATAGTCAGCCATTCTTTAGGAATTTGCCATTGCTGTTCAAGGAATAGAGTATCGAATTTACCGTTTGCCCAGATCATGTACGGTTTTTCCGGAAGTTGAGTTAGGAAATCAGCAAACTCTTTTGCCGTAGTGGGTTGATAATACCATTCATATTCCGGAAGATATACACCACAGCAATTGATCTTATCCTTAAACCGATTGAGACCCGTAGTCTCAATATCTACAACCATGTGTAACATTATAATACTCCTGCAACCCACTCTCCATACCGTTTTGCTCCCTTGAAAGTGAAATGCCAACTTACGGGACTCCCGCAATCATAGACTTTATATCCAAAGAAACAACGCTTGATTTCTACACAGCCATCAAATGTTTTTAATCTGTAAATAGCCATCGTCTCCCTCCAGATATAGTTTTTGTATACTAACTTCATGCAAGCCAAAGAGTTTATCACTGTCAGCTCGTTTGAAGTATCGTTTTTGAAGTCTACCCTCAATTCTTATATTTGTACCGTTGGGAACATTCTCTAACCGTTTAGCAATTATTCCCCAAGCGATGGTAGAAATATAAGCTGTAGAGTATTCGGTTTTTACCTTAAGAATAAAATCATTGATGGTTCTTCCCAACGGAGTACACCTTACAGGAGTCTTATCTTCAATAGTGCCTATGAGATTCACCTCATTATGTTCTATTGGTTGCATGAGATGTTTAATTCCTATCGCTTTGATATAGGTTTTCTTCTTAGGATAGGAATCAGTCCCGATTGTTCTCAATTCTCCCTCTATACTGTAATATTCCAACGGGTGAATATCATTCTGCCAAGTTTGAAATATGAGAATATCAACTACTCCAGACTTTCGCTCAACCGCAATAGTTCCCTCATACATCTTGATACTTATATTGATTTCATGAGAAAATGAAATACTTCTCACCATGCCTGCTACTTGAATATGATTCATTGTAAAACATCCTCCATATGTTTTTGAAATTTTTCTTTGAATTTTTTAAGACTACGACTCACTCGAGATTGTGGAATGTTCAAAAAAGCTCCGATTTCGTTTTGAGTGTAACCTTGTATGACTTTTTCTATCAGCGGTTTATAATAGTCAGGAAAGTCTTCAAGAGTCCTACTGATTACATCAAGAGTATCTTTTTTAGAGTATTCATCCGGAACAGAAAGTGTATCCATCAAACTCATTTCATTCCCCTCTTTGTCTTCCGCTATGATTGATTCTATAGGAATTGTGCAAGGTTGCCTATTCATCTTACGGCTTATGTAGGATACCATACCATTGTAAATTGAAAGTACTGCATATGTAGAAAAAGTAAAACTGTATTCTTCTTTGAAATTCAGACAAGCTCGCCATAGAGCAAACATTCCCTCCTGAATCAAATCTTCTTTACACTGATTGTTTTTAGAGCTTGAAGAAAATCGTCTCATAAATACATAGTATACAAGTCGCTTATTTTCCTCAAAGCGTTGCTCGGGGTTCATTATCATCCTCCTTGAATTTACATTCACCTGTACATTGAATTACAGGAATAGTACAAGTCAAGCATTTATCTCTACCTTTCGCGCATATTCCCTTTTTCGGTTTTGCTCGACGATATTCTTTTCGCCAGACCTTTACCACTCCTGTATTATCAAACCATTTTGTCCTCATCTTTGTTTCCTCCTTACAGCGTTGAATTCATTATATACTTTTCAAAAATAGAAGTAAAGTATTTTCGTAAAATTTCTGAAAATATTTTTAGACAGGCTCTATCCAGTCAGGATCAGCCATCCATTCATCATTTCCGGAAGTAGAGCCTTTTTCCCATTTTATTATAGGAGATCCTGCAATGATTTCTATAACCGTACCTATCGTTCCTACGGGAGGAAAATATTTCGGTGCTACTTTATGAGAAAACCCGTCTTTGAATTTGACTTTGAGTCCTATATGTATATCTTTGATTTTCATTATTCATCATCTCCTATACAAAAATATATTCCATCAATAAAGCCTGTTATGAGTAGTAACAAAACTGCAAGGATCTGAGTGAACACTCTCGCTGCTGAATTGTCTATCATAGGGGCAAAGTAGAAGAGTTGAAGCAAGGCTAAACTGATAAAAGCAAGATTCTGTAAAATCAACCCGAATAGAGTTTTCATTGCTCATACTCCTTTAATAGTTCGTCTATAAAGATAAGCGTTCCATTCTCGATTTTATCTTCGAGTTCGGCAAGGCATTCTAAAATCTCCTCGTCAGATGCTTTTTTCAAAGTTAATCGAGTTCCTTTTTTGAAAAAATCGCCTTCTTCTTCAACATAGCGTTCTGTCAATCTTTTATAGTCTTTCATTTTAATCTCCTATCATAAAAGTATGCTCTATGATGATATCGAGGTTTTTATCGTAGAAGTAGGTAATATCTTGATAAGACTCTTGGACAAAGAATATCTCCGTAACCGAGGATCTGTATAGGTTATAATTGTTCTTGTAGTACTTCTTGATTGCGGCATCTTCATAGATGACCTCACGGTTTTCCGCAAACTCGTTGAATTCCTTATAACTGTTGAATAATTTCATTAGATTTCCTCCTTGACATCAATTGTGACTTTGGTAAACTCGTTACAGCGGTTATCAGCGTAACGCTCCGCCTCTTTAATAGTTGAAAAGCACTTTGTAGTAATCTTTCCCGAAATAAGACTTTTGACTTTGACTTGAAATTTCATAATCGACTCCTTTATTATATAATAGGTTAAGGGGAGGGAAAACCTCCCCGCAAGTTTATTATTGCTTTGCTTTAAGATCATATTCCGAACGCTTTTGATAGTCAGGATAATATCCTTCCTTTTTCAACCGACGAGCGATTCTTTCCTTGATCCACTCAGTACCGCAAAAGCGAATTTCTTTTGAGTAGGTGTATCCCTCGGTAGCCATCAGATCTTGATAAATGAAATCTACAAGTTCTTTGGGACTGTTGAGAAGTTTTTTCGCCTCAATGTACTCGTCATCTGTCTCATCATAATCAAGTAGAGTATTCTCGGCTCCGCCAACTATGGTGTTGTAAGTTCTGATGATTGCCTTGATGGCGGTTGCTTGGTTTTGATCTAATTCATTTAATTTCATATTGAATACCTCCCTTATTATCTTAAGAACGAACCATCATCATATGCAATATAACATACATCGGTATCAACATCGAAAGTTTTGAGGACTTTCACCCAGTTTTCAAAATCAGCCGTGCTATCAACATAATGCTGTTCAAGATGGTTTTGGTAAACTGCTTCGAAATAAGTGACTTGTTTGTTTTTCATAATAGATATCTCCTTTTGTTTACGGCTATCACCGTTTTACAATATCATTATAATACTTTTCAAAGCAAAAGTAAAGTATTTTTCATGGGTTGAAGAAAAATTTTTTAGAAAAGTTATAAAAAGTTATAAGTGAGGTTCAAAAATGTGGGTGGATATTTATAATAGGATTATAGGCTTACTGGGATTTTGTTTTTACTTTAAGTATAGGAAAATCATCATTATAATAAGTATAATATATAAGTATTATAATGACAATAATTACATAGTATAAGTTGGACACAATCACCAGTTCGCCTATAATTCTGTTATAAATTTTGAATTTCGAGTATAATAATCGAAAAATGAGAGTATACTGTAAATAAAGGAGTAAAAAAGAAATGTGTGTAGAATGTCAAAATCATAATTTTGTGTGTGACCACTGCGGGACTATATTAGATCCCGAGTGGGAGAGATTGCTCGGTTATTGGACTGACCGTAGAGGAATCAAGCGAATTGTAGAGACAAGCAAGAGTGATTGTTTTGTTTGGTTCTTGAAATATAACGATAAGATTGTTCGAGTCGGATTCGGTAGCTTACAGAAGTTGTTAAGTGAAACCAAACCGTCTCCTCGTTATATCAAGTTTGATTCGGTTCTCATTTACATGTGTAGGGATATAGAGGAAAGAAATATATTCGCTACATATGCAATGGGAAATATAGACAGTGTAGATAATCGTAAGGCTGTACCAAACGAACGCTATATCGGCAAGATGTTATTGCGGTTTAAGCCGACAGTTCCTGTCAAAGTAAGGCAGTATGTATTAGATGATCCAGATCTTGTTATAGGATCAGCGAAGTATTGGGATATCAGGAAACTGAAGGAGAACGGTTATGTATACTAAAAAGGCTCATCCATTCTATGGTACAGTAAAATGGAAAAGATGTAGAGCGGAATATATGAGGCAGAAACACTTTATATGTGAGAAGTGTGGTAGACCTGCTGATGTAGTCCATCATATAGATCCTTTGAAAGGAAATGATTATTGGGACAATCCTGAGAAAGCCTTTGGGGAAAAGAACTTAATGTGCCTCTGTCATAATTGTCATAACGAAATTCATCATAGTAAGCAACAGATTGCCGACGGATATTTTGTGAATTTAATTACGGGTGAGATTGAAGTAGCCCCCCAGGGTGTGGCTGAAAAAGAAATTTTGAAAAACAGATCGGAAGAGCACACGTCTGAACTCCAGTCA